TATTTACTTTCCGTTAATAATTTGAAGAGCCGACTCTTGTATTTGGCTGATGTTATTAACTAAATAGCCAATGTAAGTTATTCCGAAATAGGCGATTAGGGCAAACCCTAGGACTCTTAATAGATTTGAAAATTTGAATTTAGAATCGTATTTAATTAGAATTAAGAACGCGTAATACTCATCTGTTTTAATTCGAGTAGAGGACACATTAATTATTTCAACTAAATTATGATCGGCGAATCGACCCTGTATTTTAGAAACTGACTCAAATACTCGACTTTTCTCAAGATCAGCTAGATCACCAGTCGCTAACAGAGTTTCAGGTTCAAGATTAAGAACATAATAGACACGTCTCAATAAGTCAGTTCTGGCATTCAAATCCTTAAAAAAGTTTTGAGTTTCCATCTTCTTTATCTGCTTTCTATAAAAGACATAATTATTAAGGTCCTTGATAATGTCCTTAGCCGAATTAAAGGCAATGACTGGATTTATAAAGTTTAATAGTTTCATAGTTAAAAGTATTCAGTTAATCGGTCTACCATTTCCGGATTTTTAGTTAAAACAGCTTCCTTTAACATTTTACGAGCTTTTCGTATTTTGGTTTTAACTGTATTTAGATTCATTGCATATTTCTCAGCAATTTCATTACCTCGCATGTGATGTAATTCCTTGTCAATTAGGATAAATTTTTCAATACAGTCAGGGAGCCCGTTTAATTCAGAAGTAGTCATGGTGTAGAGAGAGTCCATGTAAATCTCTTTTTCGAAAGTACTTACTGACTCGTCTGGTAAATTTAGAGGTTTTGCTAAATTGTCAATGCTGGTTGCGTATTGAACTTTTAACTTATGTTGGTGGAGTAGGGCTTCGTTTTTAGCGATAGTATAGATCCACGTAGTGAACCTATAACTATCGCTGTATGAAGCAAGTCCCTTAAAGATTTTAAATAGCGTATTATGTAAAACCTCATCCGTCTCATCTGGGTCATTAAAAAACTTCCAAATGAAGTATTTTAGTTTGGGATACATTATTGAAGCTAGTCGATTTCTGTCTCTTTCCGTGTATTTGCCAGATTTAATAAGCTCCGCAAGGCTCTGCATTTCGTCATTTAGCTGCTTGTTAATTAAGTCGTACGCGCTCATCAAGTATTTTAGTTAAAAGTGTTTGGGATTATTTGCTTTCCATTTCTCGTATCGATCCGTGATCTGTATTAAAATCTTATTTCGGACAATATCCTCATCTCTAAATTGGTGAATAGCCAATCCATTAATCCCATTTAATAGAGAAATAAACTCCGGTAAAGCTACTTTACTCTTTGCGATGTCATATTGGCTAACATCGCCACAAATTAATACTTTTGAATCTTTACCCATTCGAGTAATGAAAAGCATAAGTTGTTTGAAATCAGCATTTTGTGCCTCATCCAATATCATTAAACAATTATCGAAGGTTGCTCCTCTCATATAGGCAAGAGGTCTAAATTCAATAACTCCCATGGCTTCAAGCCATCCCACATTATTCGGATCATTTAGTAATTTTACCAAATTTGATCGATAACTTTCCATAAATGGATCAATTTTATCCTTTATTTCGCCAGGTAAAAACCCAAGCTTCTCGCCGGACTCTTGAATCGGTTTTGAAAGAATAATCTTTTTAATTTTTCCGCCCATGTAAAGCTTTAGTGCGGCTAGGCAAGCAGTAAACGTTTTACTGGTACCAGCTGGGCCGTAGCAAAACGTAATGTCATTCGAAATAATCTTGTCTAGATACTCTCCTTGCGAATTTTTTAAACTGATTTGACGTAAGTCTTTTTCATTTAACTCAATTTTTGTTATTTGCGGTTTTTTCCTAACTTGTCTTTCTGCCATTTGATTTTGTTTTTTTATTTGGAGACTGAATCTTGGCCAATAGAGTTTGACACTTTGAGCAAGACTCGTAGTCTTCAATCTGTTTGTAAAAATTTAGTGCTTTAGTTAAGCAGTCTGGCCAATCTTTTTCTTGGGCAATTACATCGACCTTTTCGTCGATGATAGTTAACTCTCGAATAAAGATTTTAGGTAGTTTACTTTCGTGAGCTTCTTGAATATGAGAAACTACTATATCGAATATTTGTTTCTTGTTTCCTTCGTAATCGAAGTTGATTAGCATGTCGTATCTCATCCGCCATTATTGTTATTTCCGTAAAACTGAGAGAGTAAATTACGGTATTGGTCAACCGTATTTTCATCAAACCGTTTAGTTGCTCCAGGTTTTTTTATTGCTGGAGTTGCATTTAATTCTCTAAGAGCCCCATAATCATATCCGTTTGAGGAACTAATATAGGTTTCTCCAAGAAAATCGGCGTACACTTTTTCCAAGTAGTCTTTAGGTAATCTGTCAAGTTCTTCATTAACGAGTTCCCAGAAATTCGGAGATTCAAAGAATGCTGCAGTTGAAACGCATGTCATTGCCAAGTCGTCATTGCCGTTTTGGCTTCTATATGTTCCATTTGAAGATTTTCCAAATGCACCAAGTTCATGAACTGTTTTAAATTCGTTAGGAAGAATTTTATTAACTGCGGCTAGGTACTTGAAACGTTCGCAATATTTTGATTTATTCGTCTCAGTCATCTTTAAACCGGGTTTCCAGTTAGTTGAAGAGATTGTATGTTTTGAATGTATTAATTGGCCGGGCCAAAAAAGTTCGTTCTGCTGTATTTTGTCCATTACATAATCCCCTTTATGGTCTAACTCAATTAAGAGTCTGACTTTTTCAGGATTAAACAAGGAGTACGTTAAGTATTCCAGAACATTAGTGAATTCATTAATATCCTTTTTATTTGATCTGAACGAGGCTACTTGAACCAGTCCAAAAAAGTCGCCTTCATTTTTAATAAAGTCCTTAACTTGGTCAAGCATTCGATACGGTAGAGCAGTCAATTTAAAAATATTAATAACTGAGTAATCACGACCTACGCCAGACGCGGTATCGACTGAGAATATGTACATATTACCGTCATTGCGGATATCATCAGGGGTTAACTTGCTAAAGTTAGGATGAACTGAGAAGCCATCTAATAGATTCATATTGTCTGGAGCTTGCGCCCATTCTGGGGTGACGTATGTCGTCCTGAACGTAAATATCTTTCTAAGATCCTTGGAAGGCAGTAATAGTTTATCCGAAGAGAAGAATTGCAGCCCGTATTCCTGATTAAAATCTTCTTCTGATCCTAGGTTGGCAATAGTCATCTGCTTCCATGCGTCGTCTCTGCCTGGAACTTGCCACCAGTCAACTCGTAGCGGAACGTAAGTATTATCCCCATTCAGTGCATCCATGTAGATTTCGTAGAAACGGTTCATTCCATTCGGAGTGGATGTTATAATAATCTTGGAATTTGAGGAGGCTGAGATCGTCGGATAGATTGCTCGATAGAAGAAGTCCAAGTAAGATGGATTAATATGGGCGAACTCATCAATGTACAGTACGTGAATTGTAAAACCAATACCTGTATTTTTCGTAGTTGTTCTACCGATCAAACGACAGCCGTTGTCGAACTTAAGTGACATTACGTTATTTGAAATACATCCAGGTTTTAGAAAGAACGGTAAGTTTTCAAGTACCGATTTAATTTTATCTAATACCTCTTTAGTAGTTGATGCAATATTCGCTACAGCTAATACGTTTTTATCAGTATGAAAAATTAGGTACCATGCAATAAATACACCCGACATTACAGTCTTACCGATCTGGCGACTTGCCATTAGGCAGTTAAAGCGATTATTCTTAAATGATTTAATAATCTCTTCCTGATAATCCCTTAGTGTAATTTGTTGAATTCCGTCTTCCGTCATTACTTGGGCGTATTTGGAAGCGAAATAAACTGGATCAGCTTTACACTTCTTTAATTCCTCAAGCTCTTCGGGTGTGTATTCAAAAACAATATTAGCTTTTTTCCAAACTGGATCATTGTCCTTAAAAGGAGAGTTTCGGATTGTCTTAATATCAATTACCCCATTTTCAAAATCATCGAGTAATTGTTGTATCTTAACGGTTGTCCAAATTGCGCTATTCTCTTGATCGAGATTGGACAATTTCATTTGGGTTCTACCGCCGCTGTTTGCTATAAAATCTTTCATATTAACGAATTGACGTCTCCAGAAAAGTCTTCACCATCTTCTTCCTCGATGATTACGTTAGATAATCCTCTTTCCAGCATGACTTCTGTTTTTTTCGATGGATGAGTTAGGTGTCGAGAATCTGAATCGTCATCTTCTATCTCAATTGCGTCAATTTCTTTAATTAAATTTTTTGTACCTGCGGTTATGTAATAGTCAGATGTGCTGGTAGGAAGGGCTCGACTGGTAGTTCCACCGCCGGATTCTCTCTGTTCAACATCTTGATTTACTTTCTTATACGTATCCTCTAGGAATAGCATGTAATTTGCTTGAGTTTTTACAACTGAGGTTAACTTGTCCTGTAATTGCCCAAACACCTCAAACAGTCTAGGGTGAGTGTTTCCTTGATTAATTTCTTCAGCAATTTTTTCAATTGCCATTCTGATAGTTTTTAACTGAAAGAAGATATTTTGAATACTTGAATTGTCTAGGATCTGTTTCTGCTTTACGTATTCATGTTTCTCAAGTACGCCAAGATCGACGTAGAACTTAAGCATTGAATTTGTGATATTCTTTGCCTGCTTTTCAAATTCAGAATTCATTTCAATAAAGTCTAATGGAGGAGCTGCTGCGATTTCCGCAAGCTGATCGTCTATATTATCTTCATCGTGATTTGGTCCACCTGAATAGGTGCTCAATAGAGACTCAAGCTCTCCCTTGATTTGAGCCTTCTTTTCTTTGGAGAATACTGGTCCAGCCATACATTAGTTTAGTCGATTTTCATTCTTATCTAGCGCTGGATTAGCGAAGATCTTGATTTGCTTAACTGCCTCAATATGCTCATACATATAAGCTTCTAAATAGGCAATGAACTCATCTAAGACTGGATTTGCTCCAAACATTTGATTCGAAAGGACTCGCTTCATTAGGGCATCTTTGTATTTGTAACCTAGATGAAGACGTTGGTCTTTTCTATTATACACTGTTTGGTATAGAGAGTTTCTTATCATAGTATGCCAGTATTTTTACGAACTACTTGTGCTTTAATTTGAATATTTAATGCACCTAATCCAGTATCGGAAAGGCCTTCAGCGTATGAGTTTCCTTGGCTGTCTTTCCAACCTCCTCGTAATACTGGGAATTCGTCTAGCCCAATAACAATATCGTTAAAGTCGTCAAGTCCAATAATCGAAGTAGAAGACGGGTTGGTTATTTTATCAAGCTCGTTAAGTTCACTTACGACATTAACGTTAACTGAGTCAACTCCATTAATTGCTTCAATTACTGAAATAAGATCACTCTTTGGTACACGGTCATGTCTTTTTAATTTAATAAAGTAGTTACCGATGGCGTCCGCTATATCAGACTTAACAATGTCAGTAGAAACATCGTCAAACATAATGATACTTACGTTTAGTGCGTACCTACTTATCTTAGGATCAAGTATTTTTAGATCAGACGAAATCATTTTTGTACCTGATTTTTCAATGTACTTCATTAACTCATTTTTCTGGAATGTTGTTAACTTAAAGTTACTTAACGGTAAGTTAAAGTAGTCAGTTCCATTATTAAACATTTGAGATACGTCTGGCACTAGGAATAAGTTAATCATTCTGGAATCTAGAATATTACCGTTTGCGTCCTGATCAAGGAATACTTTTATGGTTGAGAACATTTGCATCTTCTGCAAAAGAACTTCATAGTTATCAATATTTACTAGGGCAAAATTCTTTGAGGCTTTTGGCGCAATTAGTCTAGTTAAGTTAGGATCCTCCGGGTCAACTCCAAAATTTGGAGGACTTACTGTTACGATTGAAAAATAGTCATTCATTAAGATTTCTTCCCCAATTGGAGAGAATCCAGTATCAGTAAAAGTAAATTGTACTTGTCTTGGGTCGTCTACTTTTACGTTTCCGAAAGCGCCGTCCGTATTTAAGTATTCAACGACGATAGTTGATCCAGTATTAGGAATCTTTCCAAATGAGCCGTTTCCAAAATAGATGTCTAATCCATTTGTAATACCGGTTTTAGCAAGAAAGCATTTTCCGCCTCTTGGCATATCCAAAAGAGACTCGTATTTTTGCCATTTTTCACCATTTATATAAACGTTTACCATGAAATTATCTAGGTAAAAATTGTTAGGAGCTCCCATTTGATAACTCTCAAAAGGAATTCCCTTTGCCGTAAATGTTTGTGATTCGATTTGACCTTGTCTAATACTAAAAATAGCAGGAGTTTCTGTTCCAGTCAAGGCAAGTCTAACCTCTTCTTGCGTTAACTCAATTGCGTAAGTTAAGCCGTTATTTGCACAGGTGATTCTAAATAAATTATTGATTACGACCTTTGAGGCAGTAGGCTTTATTCCAGTTTTTCTGATTACTCTAATTTGACCAGTTGCACCGACTGCTCTGCTTGGATTGTGTCCAGCTAGGGTAGCTAGTGAATAGATTGATGAAACTCTACTTGCCTCATTGATATTTAGCTCTGTGATTGAATCTTCAATGTAATAAAAGATAAGTTGACTCAAGTTCTCAACTACGATCAATAACTGACCGAATGGAGAAGCCGCGGTGAATACTGAGCGACTCTGTTTAAAAGTAGTTTGTAAGAACTGGATACTCTCACTAAGAATATCGCGAACTCGTATGCGAAGACTGGTGAACAGCCTGAGGTTTGTATTTTGATTAGTAAGACCTGCCATTTAAAGTGTGACTTCTTTTAGGTTATTTATCAGTTGAGTAAAACGTTTATGAAGGGAAGCCTTTTGATAAATAAAGGAGTATAATAACATTATTATGGGGATGACCGGATTTGACAGGAATTATCGGTTACACCTGCACGCCGAGGAAGATGCTAAGACTCGTTAAAATGTATTAAAACTATAAGTGGCAACACTAATTTCTGGAGTCTAGTTAACGAAAGCGTTAACGCTCCTGTTACTGAAGAGCTTTTAGCTGCATAAGTGACCAAGCGGCAACTGCTTGACTAACCCAAAGTTGCAAAACCAGCATGGCGTAACGGCCAAGTCGAACCGTTACCGACTTTAGCTTTAAGTCGTTAAAGAATAAGATATTTGGTCCAGTTAGAAAATGGGACTAAGCGTGTAAACGAAGGTCTAATTAGAGGTTTTTTGGACGAGGGTTCGAATCCCTCCATCTCCACCACTTCGTAAAAGCCAGTCTCTAGGGATTGGCTTTTTTGGTAATGGTAGAATTGAATAATGTCTGATAAATAATTAGAAATTCAGTTTTACAATAAATGGCAAATGGAGTAAAGTATTCTACTGGCTCAACCCCAGCAGGTTGCCTTAGAAAGGGCAATATGTTACTCGCGGTCGGGCAGCAAGATTACGGGACGTCCTTTTATTCGGGAGTTAATCCACCGGCTGGCGGATACACGATTTACGTTAATAAGGCAACTTCTGGTCCAAGCATACACTGCCCTCGAACTGATGCTGAACTGATTAGATTAACTAATCAAATCGCTGGAGCAAATTACACAACAACAAGTCAGTGCTTTAGCTATTTAGCCTCGCAATCGGATAAGATAATAGTCGATTTAGCGTATCCTGATATTGCGACCTCTGGTTTACTTTTAAAGTTAGACTCAAGTTTTACAGCGTCATATCCTAAAACTGGAACTACTTGGTATGACATAAGCGGAAATAGTTCAAATGGAGTAATTTATAATGGCCCAATATGGAATTCGAATGGGTATTTTGAATTTGATGGGATCGATGACTATGTTGATACAAATAAAACTTTTCAATTTACTAGAGACAGTCAATTTTCAGTTTGTGGATTTATAAACATTAGAGATCATAAATCTAGAGCAAGCGCTGCTGCTGGTATTATAGGAAAGGGCCATTGGTACTCTAATAGTTGGGATGTTTGGTTAAGTAACGATAATCGAATTTACTTTGAAACTAATGGAAATAGTAATCCAAATAACGTTCATTTCCTATATAGTGATCCGTTAACAATAGACCGCTGGTATTTCTTCACCGCTATATATGAAAATGGTAGGAAACTTCTCTATCTCAACCACTCTCAATATGAAAACTTTGATGGAGGAGTCGGTGATTTCACGAACAATAATTCTGTATTAATTTCTAGGCGATATGATGACGTATATAGAAGCTTAATGGGATACGGGGCTAACTACTCAATATACGATAGGCAACTAGAGGAAACTGAAGTATTTCAAAACTATTACGGTGGAAATATTGCGCTAGACGGATTAGTCTTATCCGTAGATGGTGCAAATATTGTTTCTTATCCCGGAACCGGTTCTACTTGGTACGATATGACTCAAAGTGAGTACTCTGTTACTAATTGCAATATACAAAAGAGTAAAAATAACTACTATTCCTTATGGAGTAATGGAAATGACGCTGATGTTGCATCTTCCCCAATTCTAAACAATGACTATCATTCGGTAGAACTTCTGCTAATGTTTAAAGGCTCAGCGACCTATCCAAACGGATACACTGGCAGTTGGGAACAATTTTTCGGTTATTTCAGCGCAGGCTCAGATCGATCACCGGGCGTTTGGAGATTTCCGTCAGCTAGACTAATACACTGGCAATACGCTCCAGGATTCAACGGTCCTAATTTTGGAAAGAACTCAGCTAATGATGAGTTTGACCTAAATACTTATTATCATATCGTTGTAACAAAAGAAGGAGGCACCGTTAAAACTTACATAAATGGCGTTTTAACAAACACAGTCGGCGCCTCAAATCCTAAAACCGCAGGAGACTCGATTATCAGATTTTTTGACTATTACTCAGCCGATTTAATGGAAATTCAAGTATGCAGAATATACGAAAGAACCATATCTCAAGACGAGGTCTCTCTTAATTATGCAGCAGTAAAAAATAGAATGTAATAAAGATGGAACAAGTATATGGAAATTGTGCAGAATGTGAAACAAACGGGCCATTGGATAATCAAGGTTTGTGTTCGATTTGTGGTACTAAAGACAAATAATCATTTATAATAAATGCCAAATCTAATAAAATATTCAGTAGGTGCGACACCAGTAGGTTGCCTCAGAAAAGGCAATATGCTGATCGGCAATAATACAGCCGATTACGGGTCGACCTTTTTTAATGGTATCGATCCACCGACTGGAGGTTATACGATCTACTTGAATAAAGCATCACAGGGACCAAGTATTTACTGCCCAGAGAATGATGCTAAATTAATTGAACGTACTAACCAAATTGCTGGAGCTAGTTATACGACAGTTGCTCAATGCCTAGCCTATTTTGCTGGGCAAACAGATAAAATCGTGGTTAAGTCGAACTATGAGGGAATAGTTACTAGTGGGTTAGTTTTGAATTTAGACGCTGGTTTTTTACCGTCATACCCAACCACCGGAACTACTTGGTATGATGTAAGTGGAAATAATTCAAATGGAATATTGACAAACGGCCCTACGTTTAGTTCCGCAAATAGCGGTACAATTGTTTTTGATGGGACAAATGACTATGCTGATTTTATTGCACCAGGCTTAGGGACTACGACTACCGTAGAGATGTGGTGTAAAATCGGAGCGGCATACAGCGGTAGAATGTTCTTCGGTTGGGACCGTTATGATGTTTGGTGCGGTAGCGGTACTTTAGGATTCAATACGGCAGCAAGCGATGTTTATGGTATATCAGCATCCGCAGTTTCGGCATTAGGCTTAGTTAATAATTGGAAACATTATACTTTTGAAATGCGAAGTGATGTTGCATACACCAACAATAAAATTTATATTAACGGGGCTTCTCAAACACTATCGCAACAATTATCTTCTGAAAATGCTAGTGTTAGAAACTTTAATAGTGGTAACGGTAGAATCGCAATATGGAGGGCTACTGAAACATCATTTCAAATGCCAATGGAATGTGCTATATTTAAAGTTTATAATAGAGCATTAACTCAAAATGAAATAACTCAAAACTATAACACAACAAAGGCTAGATTTGGACTTTAATACACAACTAAAAATAAAAAAATAAAATAAAACAATAATGGCAGAACAATACGAAGACCGAAGATTTGTTATCTTTAATGTTAGCGAACTATCAACAATTGATTTTGATCAAGTATTTGAAACTTCAGCGGACACCGTTCGAAAGTCAGTTAACGGGACTTTGACTTTTGTAAAATACGACTTGCCGATGCCTTCATCAGTTACGGCATTAACTAGCCGATCACAGGAGTACACGTTTTCGCAAATCGTACCTATCTTGGCAACCTCGGCTTGGACAGATAGTTCAATAATGATACCGTAATCATACTCTAAATAAATAACTGTATGAAGACACTTAATACTGATGACATTTTCTTAAGAAATTTAACCATTGCTCTGCTTGATCTGCTTAATGGTGAAATGGAAATGAGCTTATCCCGTGAAGATCACAAGGACACTTTCAAGGTTCCATTCGTTTATAATTACGGAACTGACGAGGGATTCCTAAAGGATTTCTATATTGGACTT